TTATCAGCGATCTTCATGCACCTTATTGTCATGTAGATAGCATTTCTTTTTTAGAAAAATTAAAAAAAGTATACAAACCCACAACAATAATAAATATTGGAGATGAGGCTTCTTACAATAGTATTCATTTCCACGAGATAGATAATGATTTACCAAGTGCAGGAGATGAATTAGAAGTCACTAAAAGTTGGCTTCATAGATTAGAAAAACTATTTCCAAAGATGGTTATTTTAGAAAGTAATCATGGATCAATGGTATTGCGAAGAGCAGTTGCCAAAGGAATGTCAAGAAAATTTATAAAGTCTTATAATGATATTTTAGAAGTCAATGATGGGTGGATTTGGAAGGACAAACATCAAATTGAATATGAAAATAAAAAAATATTATTTGGACATCAATTTTCTAAGAATATTGAGAAAGCTGTAAGAGAATATTCACAATGCGTGGTTCAAGGTCATTGGCATTGTACTGCATCTACAGTATTTGTAGCCAATCAATTCCACTTAAATTGGGGAATGACTGTAGGTTGTTTGGTAAATAAAGACAGTCTAGCTATGGCATATATGAAAATAAACCTATCAAAACCAATACTTTCTTGTGGTCTGATAACTGAAGGATATCCTCAAATAACACCTATGGTATTGAACAAAAACGGATCATGGGATAAAAATATCTATATATGAGTGATTACAAAGATAAAATAAATCCGTCATATTACATAGGGGCATCAATTCAATTAATTGATGTTATAGAACAATTTAAGCTAGGACACCATGAGGCTTGTGTGTTGAAATACATAATTAGATATAAGGACAAGAATAAATTAGAAGATTTGAAAAAGGCTCAATGGTATTTAGATAGATTAATAGAGAGGTATAGCAACTAATGAATAGAGAAAGACTTATTAAAGATTTGATAAGATTTGAAGGTATTTCTTATGAAAAGTATTTTTGTTCAGCAGACAAAGAAACTATCAAAAATCAAAAAAGATACACTATTGGTGTAGGACATCTGATTAGAGATGATGAGCTAGAATTATTATCTAGAGAAAAACCATTGAATAATGAAGAGGTGATGGTTTTGCTAAATAAAGATTTAGATATAGCAATAAAAGAAGCACACAAATTTATTGATCCATCAACTATAGAGCCAGAAGCATGGGAAATAATTTGTCATCTTTCGTTTTGGCTTGGCATACCAACTTTACTAAAATTTAAAAAAGCACAACAAAGTTTGAAAGACAAAGATTATGTTATGTGTGCTGAAGAACTTCTCGACTCTCGTTTAGGAAAATCTGAATATGCAGGAATTCAAAAAAGAATTATAGAGTTATCAGCAAGAATGAGAGATGTGTAATGATAGGTAAATTATTAGGTGGTGGATTAGTTGATAGTGTTGGAAAGATTGTAGATGAACTGCATACTTCTGATGAAGAAAAAGCACAAGCAAAAATAAAACTAAAAGAATTAGACAATGCACTTAACAAAGCACAAACAGATATAAATTTAGCTGATGCAAAATCAACAGCTACAGGACTAGGTGGATTACTACAAAGAATTTGGCGACCATTGATTGGTTTCAGTTGTGCCTTAGCAATTTTTTGGGAGTTTGTTTTAAAGCAATTCTTAGTTTTTTTTCTAGCTGTGTTTGAAGTTCAAACTCTACCCTTGCCATCTCTTGATATGAGTGTTCTAATGCCTCTTGTTATGTCATTGTTAGGAATGGCAGGATTAAGAACATACGAAAAACAAAAGGGGATAAGCAAATGATAGATATGATAAAAGATTGGTTTGAGGGTTTTACAAAACTCAAATCATGGGTAAAGATAGCTATGGTGTTAATATTAGTCGTAGCACTTCATCATTGGGTATTACACTAATGGATAAGAAAAAAAAAACCAAAGGTCTAACCAAGAAGCAAATGAAACTACCAAAAGCATTACGAGATGCTATTATGAAGAAAAAGAAAAAATAGGAGTTTAATTATGCCTTATCATTATGGTGGATCTTCAAGAGGTATGAAGAAAAACAAACGAGTAAAGAAAGAGAAAAAGAAAAAAAAGAAAAAGAAATAAAATAGGGGTGGGTATTTTCCACCCCTCTAATTATCATGGGAATAACTACATCAACATTAATTCAAGAACTGATACCTAGATCATCTGGTAAGCGAAGAAGAAGAAAGCAACAAAAATCATTCAAAGCAAAACAGAAGGTCTTGCGTGTCAAAAATCCTTCACATTAAATTTTACGATCATATGTCATTGACTAACGAATGGCATGAACCAGAATTATTATTAAATACAAAACCTGTCATATGCGAGGCAATAGGATTTTTAATTTCTGAAAACGATCTTACATATAACTTAGCAACCATGATCTCAAATGACGAAATAGGCTCTTGCCATGTCATTATCAAATCTGCTGTTATTTCAGTCACAGAATACCCAAAAAAATCCAAATAAATGCGTTTCTAGGGGGTATGTAGCATCTTTAGAAGGGAATGACACATGGAATAGAAACACCCCTCTTATGCGAAGAATACTATAGTATTTAAGGGGTGCATGTTAAACAGGTACAAAATGTCTATGAAAAAACCAAAATTAGTGAAAAAACCACATTTGGTTGTTTTTTTGTACCACAGGAGGAATACTCTCTAAAAAAGAAGTTCCTATTTATTTTCTACTGATTTTTATGTCCAAATCAATCTCTAAATTGTACAAAAAAAAATTAAAATAATTATAAAAATAATTTGCATTTTCTATAAAATTCATATAGAAAATTACTATGTTAAACACAAAGGAGAGCAAAATGACAAATACAAAAACATCTAAAATAAAAGAGGATTTAATTTTTAACATCAATGTAAAAAAATTAACATTCCACGAGATAGTTTTTTTAATTACTGCGTTTGATTGTATGCCTAGTAGATATTTTATGAATTTTGAACAAAAACAAATTGATGAGTTTATCGACAGATTAAACGCAGAATATGAAAGGAAGTTAGGAATATAAAATGTTAAACACAAAGGAGAATACAACTATGAATAAACTTATAGTCACAAAAAGAATGCAGTCTTTAATGGACTGCATTAGCACTATTCATATGGAAGAAGGTAATACACTTTCTAGGATAGACATTTTGAAAAATGCTTATTCAGATAGTTATAAAAGTTATTATGGATCAAGACCAACTTTACCTGCACATTGGACATACATTGATTATCTAAATGCTATGGACAGAATTGCAGATAGTATTGAGTGCGAAGAAAAATTAGAAAAACAAGAAAAGTTATTTGCACAAGGTAGAATTGATGAAGCACTTAACAACACTTATTCTAATTCACCATTCGCAAACTTTTATAAAGGAGTGAACAATGGATAAATATACTTTATGGGAAGTTGTCGATATGTATGGCAACAGGAAAGCAATTGTTAAAACTGAAAATATTTTTTCAAATGAAAACAGAAACTATTATCATGGTAAAGAAATTTGTTTTCAAAATTTTGGAAGATGGTTTGATTTTGGTGAGTTCTTTAATGGTGGCTATGAACTTGATGAGCCAAGATGCACATTAATTAATCAGAAAGTTGCTACTAAGCAATATCTAAAAAGGAGAGTTCAATAATGAATAATTGGTCTTACCATCATGGCTATATCAATGACAAAGATATAGTTGATAGTTCTTTTATTTTTGTAAAACAAAATGAAAGAAGTTTTGAAGCTGTTGATTTATTGACAGCTTCAAATAGATCAGTCTGGAAAAAAGATGAGAAAAAACTTTTTGATAGATTGTCAAACCCAATATCTCTTACTGATGAAGTAGTAAAAATTATTCTTGGTCTTACAAAAAGAGATCAAGACTTCATGGATAAGAGGTTTCAACAAAACAAACTTACCAAAGAGGTTAAGTTATTCTTACAGGAGAAACTAAATGTTAAATGAAATACTCACACTAATCGTTCATATAGGAATGATTGGTTTCACACTTTATTTTCTAAAGGAGTTGTTCAATGAGTAGAAGATTTAGTGAACTTAGACACAAATTATCTTTTCAAGTAGAAGATATAGCAGAAAAAGACTTACATAATGGTAGATGTGAATTGCAAGACATGACACCAGAAATGACACAGATTTATTTATGGGGATTAATGAACGCACCTATCCATCAGTTAAGAAAATGGAAAAAGCAATTTTCTAAATTTCAAAAATTACGAGAGGATAAAGGAGATGAATAGACAAAAACTTGCAGACATTAAGTATGACTTACAAGGTCAGCTTAAAATGAAACTTCATAAATTAGAAGTTCATGCAAAAGAAGTTGGTGGAATAGCAGATGAGTTTTTATCTGGTTATTTACAAGCAATAAAAGATTTGGGAATACTTGTACCAGATTGGAAACATGAAAGTGTTTCTAATGAAAATAATCCAAAAGTATTTCCAGATGAGGAAGGAGGAACAAATGACAATAATTGAATTTACAGGTAAGAAGAAATCAGAAAAGTACACAACAATTCGTGTAAAGACTTCTGATATTGATAAGATAAAAAAGGCTTATCAAAAAAAAGATATGACTGCCACCATGCACGATATCTTTACACAAATGACTAATACTTGTTTTCTGGATAAACGATAATGCCAAAAGAACTAAAACCATTTATGAGTTTAGTCGCAAAGCTATACTTAAATTATGGGTACGAATACTACCCATTATGTAGATACGAACAGGAGAGAATAAATGTTAAAGAAGTTGTTAATCATGTTAATGATTACCTCATGCTCTTACAAGCCAATCGTGGATAATCGTGGATTGAATGGCAAAGAAGTTAGCTATAGATACAATGATGATCTATCAACTTGTAAAGAGATAGCAAAAGAAAACACACCTGTTTATGAGCCATTAAAATATGCTTATAATTGGTATGTAAGACCACAGCTTTTATGGTTGCCAGACAAAGCACCCTATTCATATAAAGCTATGGTGAACAAGTGTCTTACTAACAGAGGACACAGTATAATAACAGGAGAATAATATGAATACTCAAAAACCAATGAGCCTAGTTGAAAAACTACATCTCATTACACATAGCCTTGAAAATATACAGCAGGGCAAAACAAATGGAGTTCCATACAAGATTACATCATGGAACGAAGTTAATGATAAGGTAAAAAAGAAACTGAAAGAAATGAAAGTTTTGATTTTACCTAGAGTGTTAGAACACACTAAAGAAGGTAATCTAACACTTGTAAAAATGAACGCAGAGATCATCAATGTTGATATGCCAGAAGACAGGATCAGCATTGGTGATTACACAGGTCATGGAATAGATCAGTCAGATAAAGGATTTGGTAAGGCTTGTTCTTATGCTTACAAATATCTTTTGATGAAGCTGTTTATGACAAGCATTGGCACAGAAGAAGATAGTGAGTTTTCTAATCCAGAGGTAAAAACACAAAAGAAAAAACAAACTACCTCACAAGTGCTAGATGACAATATAGGAGGGTTAGAATTATGACAAAAGTAAATCTTACTTTATTTGTTAATGAGAATAAAAAAACAAATCCATTAGCACCACCATACACAAACAGTAAGTTTCAACCAAAGCACGATATAGTGTTGAAAGCTGATACTGTGTATGAAATGTCATTGTTCAAAAACACACATGACTTCGATAAGAACCCATATACAGATAGAGAGGGAAACCCAACACACAGGTTATCAATCACTATTAGAGAAAGTGAGTATTGGGCAAATCAAAGGGAAGTAGTAGAAAAAAACCTTCATCATATCACAGAGGAACAACCAAAAGCAAAACCTGTTGATCTTGATGATGATATTCCATTTTGATTAAAGACAAAAAATACATGATTTGGGCATTGAATAGATTTGATTGTTATTCATGCTCAATCATGGGTTATTCTAATTACAATCAACTTCAGTTTCACCACATTCAGTTAGAAAGAAACAAACATGGTGGTGCATTAATAAGAGATGATAGTAATGGTGTGGTTTTATGTTTCAACTGCCATCATAAAATTCACACAAAGTACGGAGAAAAGAAGTTCTGGGAAATGCTTAATGTAGATCCAAGAATAAAAGCAAAACAAATGTATGTTGAATACAAGGAGATATATAATGAAAAAAGGAAGATCACAAAACGCAAGAATATTAGACCACCTTTTACAAGGAAAAAGTCTAACACAACTACAGGCAACTAAGCTATTTAATTGTACTAGATTAGCTTCAAGGATAAACGATCTTAAAAAAGAAGGTTGGGATATTGATTGCAAAATGGTCAAAAATTATAATACTAATACACACTTCGGATCATACTCAATAAATAAATAGTGGGTATATTCGCACCAGAGCAACTTCAAAAGACTGTATGTTTGGATTGCAAGAAAAAATACACTAAGGCTATGTGTATGATTGTGAACCAGACATACAGTTTAAGACTTTGCATAAAATGTTATAACAGGAGAACTAATGGCAAAACTACCTAAAATGAATTTATTTATAGACGCATTTAATTCAGACACAGTTTTTTTAACAG